CAACTGTGGGTAGGGACTTTGAAGATGTTGCTCTGTATGATTATGAATTAGTTAGAGCAGACCTACTGAATCATTTCAACATACGCAAAGGTGAAAAACTGGAAAATCCTGAAGTAGGCACAATCATTTGGGACTCTATTTTTGAACCAAATACTCAAGCAACCAGCGACGCAATAGTGGCAGACGTGCAAAACATAATACAACAAGATCCAAGAGTTGAACTTGAAAGTGTTGATGTTGACTATTTTGAGCATGGTTTACAAGTGACCATGAGTGTTTTATACAGACAACTTAATGTACAAGAACAATTAGCATTAAATTTTGATGAAACACAAACTTTAGGTGTCACAAGTAGCATGAGTCCAACCGCAAGTTCTGGTTATTAATTATAATAGCACATTTTAAAAACGTATAAATATTTTCAAGTAATATAAAGGTTCCTAATGAGTTCAACAGAACGACAAAATAGTTTATTGGTCAACCAGGATTGGACCAAAATTTATCAGACTTTTAAAAAGGCTGACTTTACTTCTTATGATTTTGACACCATAAGAAGAACAATGATTGCTTATCTCAAGGAAAACTATCCAGAAACTTTCAATGATTACATAGAATCTTCGGAGTATATTGCATTAATTGATCTAATTGCATACACGGCTCAAGCAATATCATTCAGAGTTGATTTGAATGCACGTGAAAACTTTATTGATACAGCATCAAGACGTGAATCAATCCTTAGACTTGCAAGATTACTCAGTTATGCACCAAAACGTAACCAAAATGCAACTGGATTTTTGAAGGTTAATGCAATAGCAACCACAGAAAATGTAACAGATTCAGGCGGAATAGATTTAGCCAATACTGCTATTGTGTGGAATGATGCGGCAAACTCAAACTTTTTAGAACAATTCACTGTAATATTCAATGCCGCTTTGGCATCTGGACAAAAATTTGGCAGACCTATACTGTCTGGCACAATAGGAAACATTGCCACAGAACAATACAAGTTAGCAACCACAAACAATGATATTCCATTGTTTACATTTACCAGAAGTGTAAATGGTGTCACTATGCCTTTTGAACTAGTGCCAGCAACATTCTTAGGTGAAGATTTTATCTATGAAGAATCACCTATTCCATCTAACAATTTTTCAATGATATACAGAAACGATGGAGCAGGATTTGGATCAGCACTTACAGGATTCTTTTTGTATTTCAAACAAGGAAGTTTAGGAAGTGTTGATTTTAATATTGCTGAAGCAACATCTAACCAAATTGTAAATTTACCTTATGATAATATAAATGACAATGATGTTTGGCTGTACAGTTTAACAGATTCAGGATTATTAGACACACAATGGACAAAAATTCCAAGTATTGCTGGTAACAACGTGATTTACAATTCAGTCGCAGTAAACAACAGAAATGTTTATACCGCTGTGACAAAAGCAAATGACCAAGTTGACCTTACATTTGCTGATGGTACATTTGGAAACATTCCGTCAGGCAACTTCCGTTCGTATTACAGAACAAGTAATGGACTACAATATCAAATTGTGCCTGGAGATATGCAAGATGTAACTGTAGATATACCTTATGTAAATGCAGATGGACAAAATCACACATTAAGTTTTACAGCAAGTTTACAACAAACAATTTCAAACGCGACCACCGCTGAAACAAACGCTTCTATCAAAGTGTTAGCACCCCAAAGTTATTACACTAGTGATAGAATGATTACTGGAGAGGATTATCAGGTTGTACCATTAACAATCAATCAAAGTATTGCTAAAGTGCGTTCAGTAAACAGAGCAATCAGTGGTACAAGTAGATATTATGACTTGAAAGATGTCACTGGTGCATATTCTGCCACTTCATTAGTGTTAGATGATGGCTTAATTTACAATGAGAAAACAAATCCAACCACAACATTTACATTTACAAGTTCAAGTGAAATTTTGACCTTTTTAAGAAATACCCTAAATCCAATTTTAGCAAGTAAAGGTTTATATAATTTTTACCTAAGTGAATATGCACGAAAATCAGGTGGTACAAGTAGGAAATGGAACCTAACAACATCAGCAACCAACACGTCAACAGGATATTTTTATGAAGAAGGTCCATTATCCACAGGCGAAGCCAGTACAACAAACTTAAAGTATGTAATTGTTGGATCCCTGCTTAAATTTATTCCACCAACAGGCAAATTTTTCAAAGATGATGGTACGTTTACTTCAAATTCAACAGAAGGAAAAGAAATTTTATGGACCAAAGTAACAAAAGTAGTTGGTGATGGAAGTAATCAAGGTATAGGAAATTTACTTGACGGCACAGGACCTATTACACTTGCAGACATTGTGCCTGACACAGCACAACTGACAGAGATAGTGTACCCAATACAGACTGCTTTGACCACAGCACAAGAGACAGAAATTATTGGATACGCAGAACAGCATCTAAACTTTGGTTTAAGATATGATCAAGATGTTGTAGGTGGTGGCACATACCAAACAATTACAAGTGTGAATTTATCTGCTAGTAATATTTTTGCTACATCATATGCAGGTAATACAAGTTCAGCAAATTTAGATGCTTCTTGGTTTATTAAATTTGCATCAGATGGTGAAACATACACAGTAACATATAGAAATTTAGATTATCTCTTTGAAAGTAGGGAAAAAAATAGATTTTATTTTGATGAGACTACAAAAATTTATGATTCGCAAACAGGTCGAACAGTAAAGGATTTAATAAAAGTGTTGAAATCAAATGCTGGACCAGATTCCACAACTTTAACACAGGATTACAATTTTGAAATTACAGGGAATGCAGTTGACCTCGACGGATACAATGACACTCGTAAAATGAAAATTGGATTTTTAGATACAGATGATGATGGTGCATTAGATGATCCAGATTCATTTACTTCTGTAGTAGCACCAAATGATAACCCTACACAGAAATATATATTCTTTAAGAAAAATGCAGGTAATGGATTCAATCAATATGACTTTACAACTGATAACTTTGTTGTACGTGAACGTGAATCAGAAATTAGTTCACCTAGTGATTATGAAAATGGACAACTGTTTTATTTTTATCATGAAGATGAAAATGCAGTCAAACAGTATGATTCAACAACAGGATTACTTACAGCAACAACAGAATATATTGCTAGACAAGGAAGATCAGATTTAATTTATCAATACAAACACGGAGCACCCAAAGACAGAAGAATTGATCCTAGTGTTAGTAACCTGCAAGAAATTTACACATTAACAAAAGCATATGACACAGAATATAGACAGTGGATTGATGGTGGACAAGAAGGAACAGAACCAAGTTCCCCGACAGTTGAAACACTAACCACTGCTTATTTGAAAGAACTTTCCACGAAACGTGCCATATCAGATGACATTATATTTGTTCCAATCAAATATAGACTACTATTCGGTTCCAAAGCAGAAGATGATCTACAAGCAACATTCAAGGTTGTAAAAAACCCTGATCTTGTTATAACAGACAACGAAATAAAATCATCAGTCATTGCCGCAATCAATGATTACTTCATCCTAGACAACTGGAACTTTGGTGACACTTTCTATTTTACAGAACTTGCCACTTATATTCACGGTGTGTTGGCTCCAAACATAGCATCAGTAGTAATTGTGCCAAAAAGTGCAGACAATTTCTTTGGTTCATTGTTTGAAATAAGAGCAAACGCAGATGAAATTTTTATCAGTGGTGCAACTGTTGATAATGTTGAAATAATAGATAAACTAACTGCAACAAACTTACAATCCACAGGATCAGTAGTTACTTCTACAACAGCCGCGGCTGGCACAGAAGCAGTTACTTCAGCAACAGGAACGTCAGTGTCTACAACCAGCACCACTACTACAACATCGTCATCGTCAGGTAGTGGAGGCTCTGGTTATTAATGGCAACAACAACACGCAGAACATTAGATCAATTACCTCAAATTTTTCAAACAGATAAAAATAAGAGATTTTTAACATCTACACTGGATCAACTCACACAACCAGGTAAACTTACAAAAGTTGATGGATATATTGGGAGTAAAACTAGTAAAGTTTTCAAAAGCACAGACAGGTACGTCAAAGAAGGTACAGCAGATAGACAAGATTATCAACTTGAACCAGCAACAACCTATGTGGACAAAGATGGCAACGTAGAATTTTCATGTGATTATTTAGATTTAATAAACCAAGTGAAAACTTATGGTGGACATACAGAAAATACAACTGATGATATAAATCATAGCAGAATGTTTCAAGGAGAATCATATTCTTTTGCTCCTCCAATTGACCTAGATAAACTTGTTAATTTTAGAGAATACTATTGGATACCAAATGGTCCCGCACCTGTACAGGCAGATATTACTCAACCAGGAGGAGTATCGACATACACCGTAAAAAATAATTCAAGAGGTGGTTACACATTTAATAATGATGGTATAACAAATCCTGTGCTTACATTGTACAGAGGAAACACATATAAATTTGAAGTCAATGCCCCAGGACATCCATTCTGGATTAAAACTGTAAACAGTCTTGGACAAGATGACGGTGTACAGGGTGGCTATGTGAACAATAACGGTGCTGAACAAGGTACTGTCGAATTTGAAGTTCCGTTGTTGACTGATGGATCAACTACACATCCTACAATTTTATATTATCAATGTCAAAATCATCAAGCCATGCATGGAACCATTGTAATAAGAGACTTAGATGAAACAGTAGTAACTCCTAACGTAACAAAAGAGATAGTCGGTAAGAAATATTATCAAGCATCAAATGGAGTTAAACTTACAAATGGATTAAAAATTTATTTCAATGGCGCTCTTGATCCTGCTGATACATTAAAGACAACCAACAAACAGTTTTATGTTGAGGGAGTTGGAGAAGCAATTAAACTTGTTGATGTAGACAACATTGTAAACACTTACAGTGAACTTGTTACACCAATTGGCTCACCATGGGACGAAAATGGCATACAAGAGTTTGATACTTTTTATTGGGACGCACAAGATTACTATCCAAATAAACAAGATTATTTCACTATAAACAGATCAAGTAAAGATAATAATGCTTGGTCAAGATTGAATCGATGGTTTCACCGAGATGTAATCAAAGATACTGCCAAATATAACAGTGATTCAACAACTACAATTTTACCTTTTGAACTGGAAGAAAAATACAGAGCAAAAAGGCCAATTATAGAATTTGATGCTGACTTACAATTATATAATCATGGTTCGATCTCAAAAGACCCTGTTGACCTTTTTGACATAAGAGAACAAGATGCATTTTCTAATATCAAAGGAAAAACTATTGCCTACGTTGATGGAATTGATCTACGTCAAGGTGATCGTGTTGTTTTTTCTGCAGACTCAGATCCAGACGTAAGAAATAAAATTTGGGTAGTAGATTATACAACCTTTGCATCATTAGACAGCACAGTACAAAGAAAGATAAATTTAATAGAAGCAGAAGACTCATCAACAGTTCTTAATGGGCATAGTGTATTAATCAAAAGAGGTGTAAACTTAGAGGGTCTTACATATCATTTTGATGGCACTAATTGGATATATTCACAGCAACATCTAGCAGTAAATGAAGCACCTAAATTTGAACTGTATGATTCAAACGGAATTGTTCTTAGCGACAATGATACATATAGTGCCAGTAACTTTATTGGAAGCACAATCTTTGCTGTAAATGAATCAGACAACGGTACATTAGACACAGAATACGGCAAAACAATAACTTATTCAAGTCTAGGTACACAATCAGACATACAATTTGATAATAATCTTGCTTCAGGATTTTTCCAATATGCAGATGCACAAGGAAAATCCTTATTCACATATTACGATACAACATTTTACAGAAAAAATCAAACATTAGAAGATGTAACATATGGTAACGGCTGGCAAAAATATTATAAAACTACAGACCAATGGATAAGTGACGTACAAATTGTTGGTGATGAAAAAGAACTGTTCCAAATTAGAAGTTTTTCAAAAGCCGCTTACATCACAGACTTAACTGTAAGAGTTTTTGTAAATGGCAAAAGAGTTATAGAAGGCACTGATTATTTCCTTACACGATCAGATCTAGATAGTACTGTACGTGGAGATTTATTTGTACAATTTTACACTTTGAGAAAAGCAGGTGAAACAATTACAATTAAATGTAAATCTGCACAAAGTAAAAATGGGTTTGGCAAATATGAGATTCCTTTTAATATAGAACGTAATGGATTGAATGAAAGGGTAAATTTATTTACACTACATGAACTAAATGATCATGTGTTGTCAATTACTGATTCACATCCAGACTATGTAGGCACACAGCCAGGTGCAGGTAATTTGAGAGATATCGATGTGCCAAAAACTTATGGTGAAAGAATAATGACTCATGAAGGCTCATTACCTTTAGCATCGTTTTTCTTAAAAGATCAAAAAGCAAATTTTATATCAGCAATAAGATATACGGCAACAGAATATGCAAGATGGAAAAAATCTTTCTTGCAAATGGCAGTAGACCTGCCGTTTAGCGGTAGTGTAAAAGATCATGTCGACACAATAATTGTTGAAATGAGCAAAACAAAAACCCCGATGTTTCCATTTTACTATGATGACATGGTCGGATATGGTCGTGACAGATCAGAAATAACATACACTATTGTTGATCCTGATAATGAAGTTTATGCTATTAACTCAGTATTTGATACAAGCACACTATCAAAACGTGCATTATACGTTTATTACAAAGACTTATATGACAATGAAAAACAACTTATACAAGGAAGAGACTATATCTTTGATACCAAAAACTCAAGTATAATAATGTTAAGTCAAACATCCGATTATGGTTGGAACACAACTAAATTTGAAATTGGCGGAACACTTACAATATATGATTACAACAACACAAACGGATCATACTTGCCACCAACACCAGCAAAACTTGGATTGGCTCCTATGTCGATTCCATATATGTTTTCCGATGACACATATCAATCAACAGATAGTACTGCGGTAAGAGTTATAAAAGGTCACGATGGATCTTTAACAAAAACTTATGGTGACTTGCGTGATGATTTATTATTAGAACTTGAATTAAGAATATACAACAATATAAAAGTATCATTGCGTGATGATTTTATTCCGTTAATACAGGAACCAGGAGTGTATAGGAAAGCAATCGGTGTAGAAAGTTATACAAGAGAAGAATATAATTTAGTTCTAGATGGAGAATTTTATGATTGGGTAGGTCGTAATGGTGTTGATTATGTAACACATGGCAACTATGATGACACAAATCAGTTTACTTGGAACTACTCACAATTGGGCAATAGCGTCGATGGGGAAAGACTACCAGGACACTGGAGAGGTGTGTACAAATATTTCTATGACACTGATACACCACATACAACTCCATGGGAGATGTTAGGATTCACAGAAAAACCAAGTTGGTGGGAAGGTAGATATGGTCCTGCTCCTTATACTAGAGGCAACACACTACTTTGGGGAGACTTAGAAAATGGACACATACATCAAGGATCAAGAGCATCCAGTAAAAACAATGTGTTTAGACGTCCAGGTCTATCTAACAATATTCCTGTAGATGACAATGGAAATTTAACAGCCCCAAGAGATGCCGGCACAATAAGAGGATCAAGCACAAACATTTCACAAAGAAGTGGAGCGTGGAAGTTTGGAGATCATGGTCCGGCGGAAACTGCATACCGTAGATCATCTGAATATAAATTTGCTCAAACAATGGCGTGTGCTTTATTGTATCCAGCAAAATTCTTTGGCGAAACATTTGATGTTAGTAGATTAGTAACAAATGTGGCTGGACAATTAGTGTATAAAACTTCTGGTAGATTTATGGAGCCAAACAAACTAATTTTCCCTTACATCGATGAAAACAATGATGGGTCTGTGAATAGAACAGCAGGTTACATCAATATTATTGCCAACTATATTAGAGCCATAAATGGTAATGTTATCAATGACATACAAACTCCTGTACATAATTTGTCTATCAGACTGATGTACAAAATGGCAGGATTCACAAACAAATCAAATTTAAAAATTATATCAGGAAGTACAAGTCCATTATCAACAGCAAGAAGTATTTTTATTCCTGAAGAAAACTATAAAATATTCATGAACAAAAGTACACCTATCGACACAGTAAATTATTCTGCTGTAATTGTACAACGTGTGACAATGGATGATAGTTCAGCAGGTTATCAAATAAGTGGATACAATCAAGCAGAAAGATATTTTAAAATTTTACCAAGCAAAGAAAATAACAATGCAACTTCGATTACAGTAGGCGGTGCAACAGAACCATTCCAAGATTGGGTATCAGGCGGATTTTATGCAAAAGATACAGTGGTTAGATATGTGAATGTATTCTATAGAGCCAAACGTGATATTGCATCATCATCAAACTTTGATACAAGTTTGTGGACTAACATGGGATCAAGATTGCCAGTTAGAGGCGGTACTAGAGCATTAATTTACAAAGATTTTATAAACATACCTGAAACTATTCCTTATGGTACACAATATAGAAATGTAGAAGAAGTATTTGATTTCATAATATCTTATGGTAGATATTTAGAGTCGATTGGTTTTATATTCGACAGCATGACTCCGGATATTAATGAGCCAGCAGACTTCCTATTATCAGGTAAAGAATTTTTATTTTGGACACAACAAAACTGGGCACCAGGCACAACAATAACACTAAGTCCATCTGCATACGAATTACGATATAAAAATACACAAGGGGTTGCAGACAGTTTAGTAAATCAATACAGACCATATCCAGTTTTAAACCAAAACGGTTTGGCAGTATCAACTAAAGATTTAAGCACAATACGTGAAAATGGTGTGTTTATTGTTAAAACAAATCCTGAGTCAACCGGACTTTACAATATCACTTTGGACATTGTGCAAAAAGAACACGCCTTACTGTTTGACAACAGAACGGTGTTCAATGACATACTTTTAGATTCAGCAATAGGATTCAGGCAACCAAGACTATTTGTAAGAGGTTTTAAAACAGATGATTGGAACGGTGATATGTATTCGCCAGGATTTATTTTTGATGAAGCAAGATTAAACACTTGGGAACAATATAAAGATTACGATATAGGTACTGCGGTTATTTTCCAAGGAAAAAATTATACAGTAAAAACAAAACATACAAGTAATCAAAATTTTGATGCAACTAAATTTAATTTTAAAGAAGATGCACCAAGATCGCAATTATTGCCAAACTTAGATTATAAAGCGGATCAGTTTAGAGATTTCTATGAACTTGAATCCGATAATTTCGATGCTGAACAACAAAAATTAGCACAGCATTTAGTAGGATATCAAACAAGATCATATTTAGAAAACTTAGATTTGGATGAAACCACACAATATAAATTTTATCAAGGATTTATAAAAGAAAAAGGCACAATAGACGCTGTAACAAAATTATTAAATGCCCAAGTATCTGACACAGCAAATTATTCTATATTTGAAGAGTGGGCATTTAGAGTTGGCCTATATGGTGGGCACAGAACACAAAAAATGTTGGAATTTGTAGTTGATGAATCTAAAGGTGCAGAACAGGTTGTGCCTGTAGAATTATTAGATGGTGGTACAAACTATATTACAGGTTCAAATTCAGTACAGGTCCGACCGGAAGATATGTACAGTTCCGAAACAGATTATCTTGGTTCTCCTTTTCCTACTTATGAAACTTCAAAAACACTAAGAGAGATTTTTAAGTATGATGTTGCAGGGTATGTGCGAGAAGATCAGGTTGACGCCACAGTAGTTACAAGTAATGAACTTGTAGACTTAGATTCTTCTAACTTTGAAAACGGGTCATTGATCTGGGTTGGTACTTACAAAGATAATGCAAACAAAACAAATAATAATTCATGGGATGTTTTAAGAGTAACTGAAACTGATGTAAGACTAACTGATTATAAAGTTATAAATGACTCAACTATTAATTTTACAACCACTATTCCACATGGATTAGCAGAGAATGATTATGTATTCATAACCGGAATGCTGGAAGAACTAGACGGTATCTATCAAGTTAAGGAAGAATTTGATTCTACATACAATCAAAAAGCATTTAGTATAAAATGGAATAGACCATATGTTCCTACTACACCGGCAGGAGGAGACAGTTCTGCAGGTTTACTGTTTACATTCAATTCAATCAGGTTGAATGATACATCAGAAGTTGCTGGTGCAACGCCACCTTTAGGTTGGAAAGATGGGGATAGGGTGTTCATTGATAATAATTGGGAAACTACACCAACCAAATGGGAAGTACTTCAAAAACAATCACCATACACAGATCAAACAGGACAATTAATTTTAAAACCAAATGGACAAAGAAGTAATGTTCAATTTGGATCAGTGATTGTATCGCCTTCAAATTATCTTGCCGCGGCAAGTGTCATGATTGGTGCTCCAGGAGATGCTAACGGAGGTAAGGTTTACATTTTTGGACGACCAATTGGAGAGAAATCAGTTTTAACACCATTGCGAGAAATTTCATCTCCTATACCAAACAAAGTTGGTACAGTATTTGGCAATGATGATCAATTCGGTAAAGCCATAGCAACCAATGATGATGGTACAGTTATGGCAGTTGGTGCTCCATCATCCAAAGATATTCTCAAAATAGTTTTGACAGGTGATAACAATGATAGCACAGATTATATTCTTGATACATATTATCCAATTGGTGTAACAGTAACTGGTTCAGATTCCGGTGCGTCTGGCACAGTGATGAATTACAGAGAATACAACACCGAAGATTCAACTGTGGTTCAGCCTATAATATATGTAAAGAACAATGGATCAACAAATTTTGTAGTAGGAGAGCAGTTATTAAGTCCAGATTCTGGTGCCACAAGAATTAAAGATATTGACAATGCTGATCATACAGCACAAGGATCAGTGGTAATATACACACTCCAAGACAACTCTTATCAAGTGAAAGATATAATTGCATCACCACAAGGGTTTTCAAATGAAGAATTTGGCGGAGGTGTAGCAGTATCTGATGATGGCAATTATATATTTGTTGGTGCTCCAGGACATAATAACCAACGGGGATGTATATACGTTTACAATTACAAACAAGACTTTAGTTCAGAGCAATATGATTTCTTAACACAGATAACTCCTGATCAAGCGGTGAATGGTTTACGTTTTGGAGAAAATATCAAATCAGACACCAACGGAACAAAATTAATTGTTTCATGTCCTAAATCAGACAATCCAAAAGGTGATTCAACAGCATCAGCAGGTAATGTATTCATTTATGCACGTGGCACAAACACAACAAGTGATTTTAAACGTGTGCAAATATTAACTGAAGGCGAAAGTGATTTCAGCACAGTACCTACAGAAAAAAATAGATTTGGACACAGTATGGATATGTCTGCTAACGGTGATTATTTGTTTGTATCATCAGTAGAAGCATCAGACACTTTTGAAAATCAAGGTAAAGTGTATGTCTACAAAATAGAAGAGACTAAATTGCTATCAGATGGTACCACAAGAAGTTGGACATTGCCATTTAAAGGATCATACAGTAATATTAATGATTCAACAACAAGAACTGATACTTTTTGGATAACAGTTGACGGTGAAATATTAAATGCTAATGACGGGTCAACAGCAAGATATTATTCATTAGATGATAGTTCAAGCACAGTCTATATTAATATAAATGATGAAATTATTCCGCCTGATATCAACATAAGGTCGTTTAGATATGTTTTACAACAAACACTGATTGCAGAAGTGCCAAAAGCAAATGGCGGTTTTGGTGCATTTATTTCTGCTAATGCTAATGGCTCAGAAATTGGAATTGCTTCAGACAAAGGTGACCAAAAAGTATTCACCACATTCGATGTAAGATTCAGAGGTGATGACAGCACCGGTGCAGATGGAAGTACAACAACATATGACTTTGCAACAACATTTGATAAAGGCGCCACAAGGTTTAGTACAACAAAAGCAGAAACAGGTAAAGTTGAGATGTTTAGAAGATACAATGATTATTATCTTAAAGATCAAGACATTACATCACTAGATGTAAAAACTGGCGACGGATGGGGTGATGCTCTGTCAGTGCAAGAAGACTTTGTTTATGTTGGTGCACCTGGATTTGAACTAGAACTAAATGATTCTACTATACTTGATGCTGGTTTAGTAAAAGAGTATGCAAGGACTGGAGATTTAGTTTATGGTTGGACAACTGATGGTTATGCTGGAAGTACAAATGTAGACGGCACAGTTGGTAGTGCAGAACTTGTAAATCCTTATAGAGTAACAAAAAATTATCTTTTTGATAAATCAACATCTAAAACTGTTCAATTCTTAGATTGGATTGATCCGGCAAAAGGAAAATTGCCAGGTGATGCCGCACAAGAAATAAAATATGAATCCCCATGGGATCCAGCAATTTACACAATTGGTGATGACAATGTTACAGTTCAAGAGACAAGATCATGGGGTGAAAAACAAGTTGGAGAATTATGGTGGGATCTCGAAGACACAAAATTTCAATATTATGAACAATACAATAACAATTACAAAAAAAATAAATGGGGTGCATTGTTTCCAGGTACAGAGGTCAAAGTGTATGAATGGGTTGAATCAGATCTGTTGCCAGAAAACTATACAACAATCAGTAACTCCACAGCAGGTCCAAGTTTAAACATAACAGGATTACCTAAGTATGATAATACTGTATATGTAGAAAGATCTAAATTTAACAATCGTAAAGGTATATTTGAAACAAAATATTATTTCTGGGTCAATAGACCAACGTCAGTTCCAAACACACCAGGCAGAACAATTAGTGCAGAAAGAGTAGCAAGACTTATTGAATCACCTCTTACAACTGGATATGCTTATGTTGGAATTACAGGCAATAATGAATTATTTTATGCAAATTGTAGAGCCTTTTTAAGTGGTACAGATACAGTAGCACACCTAGAATATAAAACCGTAGATGATGCAGTAGATGAACATAACGAATGGCAACTAATGGCAGAAGGTGATCAAAACAGTCTACCGCCGGATACATTGACAGAAAAATTAATTGATTCGTTGATTGGTTATGACAAATATGCACAGGTTGTTCCAGATAGAGACATTTCTGAATCAAGGAAATATGGAATAGAAGTAAAACCTGAACGACAGTCCATGTTTGTAAATAGAGCAGGTGCAACAGAAGCCTTCTTTATCGAAGTTAATAAAATTTTAGCAAAATACAAATTTGCTCAAGGTTTTGACTTATCTAAATTTAATCTGTTTGATCCTTATCCTAGTGCAATACTTAAAGAATACAATGAGCAAGTTGGTTCTTTTGCTGAATTGAGTTATATTAATACTGACACAGTCACAGACAAATACAAAGTTTTAGTTACAAATGATGAAACAGCAAATTCATTTTGGTCATTGTATGAATGGCAAGGATTTGGAGAGGATTCTGCAGGACTTGAATTAGGTTGGAGACGTGTTAAGACACAATCATATGATACAAGAATTTATTGGGATTACAAAAACTGGTATGCAGATGGATATAGTGACGAGAGTGCACCATCATACACAGTATCGACTGTGGACAAAGTACCAACTGTTCCTGCTATTGTTGGTGATACTATCAAAATTACAAGAGCATTAAACGGTGAGTTTGAGTTAAGATTAAAAACAGAAGATGGATTCGAAACTGTTGGCCTTGGTAACGGTACAATTACAATAAATGAAACTGCTTATGCATACTCAGAAGGTGCAATAGGGTATGACAGTGGAACATATGATGCTACAAACTTTGATCAAGAACCAACCGTCGAGATCAGAAACCTAGTTGAAGGTATTGTGAGAGACTTGTTGACAGAAGAATTAGCAGTTGAATGGAACCAACTTTGGTTTACAATGATTAGACGTATTTTATCCGAACAAAAATATGTTGATTGGATTTTGAGAACAGGATTCCTCAAAATTAATAATACATATTCTACACTGAACACAGATTTTGAATATAGAAATGACCCAATTGACTATGTGTTAAATTATATTAATGAAGTCAAACCGCTACACAGTCAAGTAAGAGATTACACAGTAAATTATTCGCAACTTGAAACAATGGGTATGGATGTCACAGACTTTGACATTGAACCATACTATGATATAGCACAAGGAAAAATAATTTCTCCTACTTTTGATAATAATCCTGCCAAATTTAGTGAACAACCTTACAAAATATTTGCTGACAACTATACTAGATACGTTGGTGAAATTACTATTTCAGATGGCGGAGCGGGATATACAGAAAAACCTACGGTAACCTTTACAGCAGGTACAAAAAATATTCCTTCACTATACTTCAACACTGAATTAGTAACAAATTATTATTCAGTATATCATTTTTGGGTAAAATCAAATGGGATACCTGCACACGCAATAGGTGAAAACTTAGAAGTTCCTAGTTCACGTGCTAAAAAACGTAACTATCAATTTAAAATTAAAAGATCACCGGAAGTTAGAACAAACAAAACAGATGCCATAGGATTTATTGGTGTAGCAACTAACGGAGTACCGTTCCATAGTGCAAAAGGTACAGAAATTAATACTACAATAGATAGTACAACTATGTACAAAGATGAATGGTTGGATAGAAAACAGGCAGGGTTCATTGATTCGACTAATGCAAGAATTAATGTAAATCAAAGTCGTGCTTACTACTACCTTGCAGATCCAGGATCTTTATACAGTAAATCATCAAGCACACACAGTTCGTTAATAGGATGGGCCTTTGATGGTTATCCAATCTATGGTGCTTATGCTTATACAACTGCAATGGATTCTTCAAGTGCAATAAAATTAATGAAATCCTCTTACAGATTGAAAAGCGGTACTAGAGCAGATGGCACAGCATACAACGGCACATACACAGATGATTATGAATATGTGGCAGGTCTGGGTGATCTCGACCAACACAACGGAAGAACCTGTGTTACACCTGAATACACAGCAGGAACCTACGCATACTTTGTAACATTAGAAGATGATTTGACTCCGGAATATCCATATATAATTGGTCCGCAGTTTTATGGTGTGCCTCAATCACAAACTTATACAGAAAATAACAGATATGGTGCATTCATTGATGTTGATGAAGTACAATTAGAAACAGCCTCTCAGGCAAGGGCAACTGCTTATGTTTCGGCTGGTGCTATTTCAAGAGTAATTGTAGACTATACAGGTAGTGGATACACACAAACACCAACAATTACAATCACTGGAGGAGGTACTGGCGTCACAAGAACTGCTAAATTATATGCACAACTTGAAAATGGAAAAGTTCGAGAGTTTGATACTACACTTGCATTTGATAGAATTAAAGGCACAAATGAACTTACTACAAAGACTATTGTAGATTGGGAAATAAACACATCATACACAGCAACACAGAATGTAAGATACAATAATAGGATTTACAGAGTAACCACAGCATTTACAAGTTCTAATGTGTTCGATGATACTAATTTAGAAAGATGGCACGCGGCAGATAGAATATTCACATATTATGAACCAGGTGTTGGAATGCCAGGGTTAATGGGAGATGGTTCTTCTAGTCCAGAATCTTATGCACAATTAATGAGTGGATTGGAATACGGAGGTGTACAAGTACGTTCAATCAAATTTGATACAGGTTCAAACTATGATATAGGAAGTGGATTTGATGCAGGCAAATATGATGCAGGTGTAATATCAGATGACACAGACACATACGCAGATTATGACACAAAACTTGAAGGTGGAAAATTTAATACTGATGTTGGCATCCGACCAGAAGAAATAATTGTACAGGGCGATGAATTCCAAGGAAATGAATACAGTACCTATGCACCAGAAGAAGTGGTTCCTGGTATAACATTTGATACTGTTGACATACAAGTTTATTCTAAACCAGCAGATGGTGGGCCACTTGTAGATATAAACACATTTATTGGTGACGGATCAACTACAACGTTCTCTTTGACATTACTTCCGCAGACTGATGAAGCAATTTTTGTTTACAAAAATAATCACTTGTTGGATAATATACATGATTCAACTGCAACGCATTTTACAATAGATTATCCAAATAAAACAATAACATTTACAACTGCTCCAGCAGTAAATGATTACATTATGATACAAACATTTAGCACAGGTGGTGCTAATGTTGTCAATCAAACCACAGCAACTGGAGATGGATCAACTACGGTGTTTAATGTGGCAGGTGCAATTAACCGTGTGGGAAGAGCCTATGTTACTGTGAACGGAGCCAAAACAACTGTGAGTATTTCAGATGCTGGTGATAGTTCAAGTGTGAACTTGACTTTCAGTTCAGCACCAGCGGCAAATTCTGTTATACAAATTTTATTGACAGACACAACAACTAAAACATTTAATGAAGTAAAAACTGAAACATTCTTGTTTGACGGATCAACTGAAACTTACGTTTTACAATCACCGCCTTCTTCAGCACCTCCTTTCCATTCAGCGGCTATTGTTACAAGAAATAATTTAAGACTTGTTCCGCCTGACACAGCATATTACACTGGTGATGGATCATCTACAATATTTGCTATTCCAACAGATCCAGCAGAAAGACAAAATATTGTGCAAGGTGATATTGAAGCACACATAAATGGTATAAGACAACAAGTAAATGCAGATTGGACATATGACACGTCAACATTCCAAGTAACATTTACATCAACACCGGCAGATGGTGATGCTATTGCAATCACAACCAAATCAGGACATGATTACACAATCGACTCAACATCATTGAACTTGAATACAGGACAAGGAGGCTTTACTGCAGGTGACGTCATTAAAGTTACAACATTCTCAAATCATGATGAAATGCATATTGAAACGCAAGTGTTCAGTGGTGTAAAAAACACAGCGGCATTTTATGGTGCAAACAACTCTGCATCACAAATACTAAATGTTGGCACTGGCGGAAAACTTATTGACACATTCGAAACTTCGCAGAAGAAAGCAGTTCAATATCAAATTACAGCATTAGGATCAGATGGCAATACACAAATAGAAACACTGACAGTATTGTCAGATGGAACCAACGTATTTTTAACATCACTAGGTAGAGTGTTTACTGGTTCAACTAAAACAATAGAATACGCATCAAGTATAGCAGGGTCAACGGTATCTATCACAGGTACAACATCAAGTGGCACAGCAGATGTAAGATTTTGGCAGACACACTTAGATGAATCTACTGTGGCAGTTAGTGGTACAAATGAGGCAGTCATTGCTGTAGATATGAACGACAGTTCTGCAACTGTGGTGGATACAACAACAGATAACACTAGCCAAGCAACATATTTTTATTATGCTAAAGGTGATGTTGATGGACATGAATCAGGGTATGTGACTTTCCATTTTGATGGGACCACTGCAAATACAACACACTATGGCATCTTAAATACACAGGCCACTCAGTTTATGACATTTACTGGTGCCATGTCAGGTAGCACGGCCCAACTTAAAGCATCAACAGATGATCCAACTACATTGTTAAAAATGTACAGGGTGGCTTTGAGTTCTACAACTTCAACTTTCCAAGATGAAGGATCTAAGTTTTTTGCTCCTCAAACTGTGAGTGGTTCTGCAACAACACTTGACACAATACCGCAAGGCACAACAAGTGACATATATCAATCTGCAATTTATTATTATTCTGCTGTGATTGGCGGTGGCGGTGACAGAGAAACAGGAATACTTACACTGGCGGCAAATGGACTAACTGCAAACATTAACCAATTTGGTATATTGACTAGTGATGAGCCTGCAAGTACAAGTTTATTAACATTCAGTGCAAGTATAGTTGGCACTAATGCTGTGCTTTCTTGTGCAGAAACATCATCCACAACTGCAAGTGTGACATTGTACAGAGTAGGCTATGACCAGGCACTACAGATTGAGCAACAAGTTTCAAACACTTACACGATGAGCAACATTATTTCTAACACAAATTACCTTTGGGTAACCTACAACGGAGAAAGATTAGTACAAGGTGTAGACTTCAGTGTAGAAGATGACTCAAAAACAATTTCAATTCCTACACCAAGATTTGTAACAGATGGATCAAGTGTAGACAGAGTGGTAGTCACAGCAATCAGCACAGACAGACTAGCACCTGCAACAGGATTTAGAATTTTTAAAGATATTTTGGACAGATATCATTACAAACGTATTGCAAAAGCAAACATTACGGAACTATCTAGTCCATTACTGATTTCTGACACGACTATTTCAGTGCGTGACGGAAGTGTGTTGGCGACGCCTTCAACAACTTACCCAGGGGTTGTGTTTATCGATAAGGAAAGAATCGAATACAGCACAAAAGATGGGAATACACTATCAAATATTCGAAGAGGTACCTTAGGAACCGGAGCCAAAGCGAATTATATAAGTGGAACAGAGGTTGTTGATGCGTCGACCAACCAAACAATACCAAATTCAGGTGATGCAATTACAACAGACACATACACAGGTGATGGATCAACCACATTCTTTGACCTTACAACACAACCTGCAGAGGCAGATGAATTGACAGTATTTGTGTCTGGAGTGAGATTGCGTAGATTGAATGATGATTCAAGTGCTAACTATACCGTTGGTGGCGATAGTGCGAGAGGAATCACGTTTACAACTGCACCAACCAGTGGCAGAATTGTCAAAATACAACACAAAACAGGACAGATTTGGTATGATAACGGAACTGATCCTGCCACTGCAACAAATGCCAAAGGTATGCAAAATGCAACTTCGGTACCGGCTAAATTCTTACTTGATGGTGAGTCAAGATTGCCGAAATAAATACATTGAGAACCAAACATGAATAATGAACCAAATAAAGAAGAGAAGAAAACACCCAAATTGGATGAAAATTCAGGGGTTTTAGTAGAAGGATTCATAGAAATATCTGACCCAGAAACAGGTGAGATTATTCTACAACGGAGAGATTAATGGACAAAACAAGAAACAATATTAGAGGATTCATCAAGATCAGTGACGTGACAGATGTAAACAATCCTGAGATTTTAGTCCAAAAAGAAAATGCTATTCATTATGAAAACTTTTCCCAAGCATTGGCGAATTCAGTTACAAATAGAACCACTGGATACATTGAAGAGATGCATTTTGGTAACGGTGGCACCGCAGTAGATTCAACAGGTGTAATTACATATCTTACTCCTAACAACACAGGATCAAATTCAAGTTTATACAACCAGACATATTATAAAAGTATCAATGATTTGTCTGCATTGAATAATGACACAGCAAGAAACAAAATTGTGGTTAGACACACAACCGGCAACAAGTACACCGATATTATTGTGACTGCTTTACTTGACTATGGTGAACCATCAGGACAAGCGGCATTTGACAATACAACTACTATGTCTGACACTTATGTATTTGATGAAATTGCTTTATATTCATGGGAAGGTACAGCAGGTGAAGGAAAATTACTTACTCACGTAATATTTCATCCAGTACAAAAATCTTTGAACAGACTAATACAGATAGATTATACAGTAAGGATTCAGAGTTTAACAAACTTTGTGGACACATAAGATAAATGGCATATACCATAAACAAAACAGATGGAACTATAATAGAAACTGTTGAAGACGGTACACTCGGTACATCATCTACAATGAAATTTATAGGGCGTAACTATCAAAGTTATGGTGAAGTCTTTAATGAAAATTTAGTTAAACTTCTAGAAAACTCATCAAGTTCTTCACAACCAACTGCGCCTATAGAAGGCGAACTTTGGTGGGACAAAACAAATGATTTGTTGTATGTTTACACAGGCACATCATGGATACCAACAGGTAGTCCACGTATTGCCACAACTGCTTCGGCACCAACAGCGAGTGTCCAAGAAGGCACATTATGGTATGACACAACAGCCAATCAACTTAAAGGATACAATGGTAATGGCTTTGATGTTATTGGTCCATTATTTACAGCAGGTGCAGACCAAACAGGTATATTTGTTGAAACAATAACCAAAACAGATGATACTCTCAAAACTGTTTTATCAATGTATGTTGCTGGTGTAAGAACATCAATTATTTCGGATGAAACTTTCGTTGCAAAAAATAGTGTGTCAGGCTTTGCAGACACAACATTTAGACCAGGACTTAATATTCAAGATGCCGGCGATTCAACATTGTTTAGATTTGACGGAACTGCCACAAATGCAGACTTGCTAGACAATATAAGTTCAGAACAATTTTTAAGATCAGACACAAATGACACAACAACCGGCACAATAGGTATTGCCACAGACTCAGGTATGACTCTTGGGGCAGATGGTGACCTTAGTTTGACAGTGGATGGTTCCAATGTTTTATTTGCTAATGTAACATTAGATGGTGATATAAAATTTACAGTTAATGATGGTGGAGTAACAAAAACGCCAATCACACTAGACGGTGCAACAGGGTCAGTTGGTATTCAAAATACATCTCCTAGTTCATCGTATGCCTTAGACGTAACAGGTTCAATACACGCAACTGGTGATATTATAATTGATGGTGATTTAACACTAGGTGGTTCTGACACAGACACATTCACTATTGCTTCTGACATAGCATCACACATAAGACCAGACACAAATTTAACTTTTGATATTGGCTCAGATACAAAAAGATGGAGAAATGTTTATGTTGGAAACTTACAACTTGCAGATAATTCAGTAGCCACAAGTTCGTCTAATGCTGATCTCAAATTAGAAACAAACGGCACAGGAAAAGTCAACATTATAGACGGTGGACTAACAAGTACATCAGGTGACATTGACATACCAGCAAACATAGGAATAACTTTTGGTGATGATGGAGAAAAAATTGAAGGTGACGGAACTAATTTAACTATTACTTCTTCGAATAATTTTACAGTAGATGCAGATGAAGATATTATTTTAGACTCTAACGGTGGAGATATTTTCTTTAAAGATAATGGTACCACTTTTGGTAGCCTTGATAATGCTAGTAGTAACTTAATCATAAAATCAGGCACAACCACAGCGGCAACATTCTCAGGTGCCAACGTAACACTGGCAGGTACAGTTGGTTCGGGTGCTATTACTTCAACAAGTACTATTGCAGGAACCACAGTATCAGGTTCAACATCTTTACAAACTCCAAAGATTGAATTCACAGATGGTGATGATGCCATAACTATTGTAGATGGCGGAGCCATAACTGTTAATACAAGTTTAACATTGGCAAGTGGGTCGACTGTAACAGCAATATTAGATGAAGACAACTTTGCAAGTGATTCTGCCACAGCGTTAGCAACACAACAATCAATCAAGGCTTATGTTACCTCACAGGTTGGTGCTGTACCAAATGACATTTATTTCAGTTTAGATGTTAGAGGACTGGATATCACAGGATCAGGATCTGGCTCTGTTGTAGAACTATTGAATTCATTAGCACCAGCGGCAAACTTTGAATCAGGTGACAAGGCATATATTGCAAGTACTTCACAAAATGCAATTACAACTAACTCTTTCACAAACAAAAGAGTCATTGGTATATACGTTTTGCAATCAATCAACACGAGTACCACTGTACAAAATCCAGACAGAGACAACAATCTAATTTACACTCATACTGGATCATCATGGGGTTACACTTCAGGAGCATAGGATGTATAAATTAGTTGAAAATTATTGCACAGATCCAGAAAGAATTGTAAGACTTTGTGAAAAATATAATGATATGTTTAAAATACGTGATGCTAAAGATGATTATTTTGGCACGCCAGAAAACCCAGGGAGTATCAAACAGATAAAACATTGGAGTATGCCAACTGAATTAAAAGAAGCAATTTTTGAAACTGTTCCTGATGAAGATGATGGATTTTGCACAGCACATCTCAACAAATATGAATCAGGTGACTTTTTGCCTAAACACAAAGATACTTGGGAGGGTTATTACAAGTTCAAATTGGTTTTTTTACAGGCAGACCGTCCACACTTTAAATACTATGACAAAGAAGGGACAGCACATTTGGTTGATGAAAAACCAGGAGCATTAATGGATATGCACATATCAACACCACATGAAGTTACACCTATAGGTGAAGATGAAAATCCAAAATATAGTTTAGCATTATGCTGGTTTCCAGTGTCTGCGGGAGTAATATAATGGCAAAAGAAAAAATAAATTTAATGTTTTCAAAGCCTAATGGTATATTCATGGGTGTGCTTACAAAAGAAATGGAAGAAGACCAACGTGTTGATGAAAGAGCAGTATTCTATATCAAAGAGGTTGAAATGGATGTTGATCTTGAATGGTATGATGGGGATTATGAAACTGGTTCTGTAAAACCTATGGATGATAGACCTACTATAAGAGAAAGAGAACTAGTGTATGGTGCAAACATGAAAGTTTTACAAAAGTTCCCTGTACACAAACAAATAAATATAATTATAGAGATGCTGAATCAAAGCGAAGTGCCTAATACACCACGTTTTGATGAACTGCGGGACCGTATTGCGAGATACAGTAAAGAAGTAAAAGAGCAAATTGCAATTTATAAGTCAGATCCAGAAACTTATAGATTTATTTCAACTGCTGAAGAAACGGCCCAAATAGCATTGAAAAATCCTGCAGTAGATATTACTGAGGATGATACTGGGAAAGTTAAAGTGATTACAAAGCCTGAACTACAGATTGACGAAAATGAGCAAATGCTTGACCAAATGAAGAAAAAATAGTATAATTAAGGATATAAAAAATGGCATATACAATTAATAAAACAGACGGAACGGCATTAGTCACAGTAGCCGATGGTGCCATTAACACAACCTACAGTATAACACTGATTGGTAAGAACTATGCAGGTTATGGTGAAGTACTTAATGAGAACCAAATCAAACTGTCAGAGAACTTTGCAAACACCACAGCAAATGCACCAGCATCTCCATTGACAGGGCAAACATTTTACGATACAACAACTAATCAATTAAAAGTTTACGATGGTGCACAATTTAAAACAACTGGTTCTGCTGTAAATTCACAAACAGGCCCAAGTGCGGCGGCACAAGGTGACTTATGGTATGACACAGCAAACGGTCAGTTATATGTGTATTCCGGATCGGCATGGATACTAGTTGGTCCAACATCTGCATCAGGCGGAACGACATCAGGTACTATTGTATCAACAGTCACTGATACATCAGGTGTATCACAAACATACTTGGCACATACAATTTCAGACAATGTGGTTGCCATTACAGCACAAAATTCATTTACACCTGGTACAACTATTACTGGATTTTCAACAATTACTGCTGGTACACAAATATCAAGCACAATTTCAGGAATTAAATTTACAGGCACAGCAACAGACTCAGATGCACTAGGTGGTATTGCCGCGGCAAACTATTTAAGATCAAATGCAAGTGATGTTACAACAGGCACACTTACAATTCAAAATGATGCATCTTTAGTTTTAGGTGCAGATGGTGATGTATCGATTGGTATGTCATCAAATGATTTGAATATACAAAATACAACTACAGACGGAGACATTAACTTTAAAATTAATGACAGTGGTGTTACTAAATCTGCGATTGTTATCGACGGAGCCACTGGTGACGTTACAACGATTGCAAACTTGAATGTAACAGGTAACGTGACAGTATCAGGTACAACAACTTCTGTAAACACTACTAACATGGAAATTGTTGATCCATTATTATTCTTAGCAAAAGGTAAAACAGACACGGCAGTTGATGCTGGTTTAATTATTGATAGAGGTGTTTCTCTTAATGCAGGTATAATTTTTGATGAATCAGCAGATGAATTTGCTGTGATTTACACAACAGAAGATGGCACCACAGCAGGAAACGTAGCCATTTCAAGTTATGCAAATATGCGAGTGACTGCCACTTCCGCTCTATATAGTGACTTGGCAGAGCGATATCATGCTGATGCCGTGTATGCACCAGGCACACTTGTATCTTTAGGCGGGCAGAAAGAAATTACAGTTACTCGAAAATCAGAAGAAGATGGCTTCTTTGGTGTTATATCCACAGATCCTGCTTTCAAAATGAATTCAAATGCTGGATCAGATGAAACGCACCCTTACGTGGCATTGGTAGGAAGAGTGCCTGTAAAAGTAAAAGGTATAGTACACAAAGGACAAAGAATTATTGTTGGCCAGGAAGATGGCATAGCAGAAACAGAACAGCCAACTCAATCAGGCGATAGAGCAATAGTTGGCAGAGCATTGGAAGAAAAATTATACGAAGATACCGACTTCGTTGAATGTGTAGTAGGAGTAAAATAAATGGCATATCAAACAGGTGATGCAATTTTAGATGATCATTATAATGGTTTTGTTTCTACAGATACAAACAATATCAACAGAATTACAGGCACAGGCACAGATGAATTTGGTTATGGCACTGGTGATTTGGCCACTGTTGATACATCTACCACAGTACAAGCATCACAATGGACTGCCTTATTAGCAAAACTTAATATTGCAAAGAGTCACCAAGATTCCACAATAAACATTTCATCTTTTTCAGTTTCATCGGGTGATGTTATTGCGGCAATTGCCAATGTTGCAACTGACATTGGTACTGTTACAACAAACAAAGCCAACGTAAAAGCAGATGGCATAACTGCAAATGCATACACCACAAAAACATTTACAGGTTCTTGGACCACTAATGTAATCTATGAATTTAAACTTGCTTTTGCTGGTGGCGACGAGGCAAGATTCTTTTTCAATGCTGGTGGAACAATAACAACAGCAGTTGGATTAAGTGGACACACATCAGATGACAAGGCAAACGAATGGAAAGACTTGTTGGAAACACTTACTGGTACATTTACATTTGATCATCAGACCTGTTCAATTGGTGGCAATGGCACAGCAAACACACTTACTACTTCAAAAGGATATTACGATCTTACAACTTCATATGTGGTGCATTTAAAAATGTTTGCAGATACATCACCTTATGCTGACAACTTTGCACAATTAGAGATCAAAGGTTCTGCTGTACACGCCGACGCCCGTGATAACCATGGAGAGACAATATTCTTCAAATGGACACTATCAGATGCGGCGGCCGACCAGGCTGACCAAGGGCAAGCCCCACAGGATGCTCTTGATGCCGCTGTAACGGCCCTTGACATTGTGGATGGAAATTTAGCATTTACTGGTAACTACAATCAACCTGATGCAACACACCTTGGATCAGTGCCATCAGGCTCAGTCACATACACTTCATTAACAGAAACTCAAGCATAAATTTTATTGCATTTCAACAGCAAAATAAGTATAATATAAGTATGGACTCTGCAGAATTATCAAACTTTGCCAAAATGCGTTTCAATCAATCTTTGGCCAAAAAAAATTTAGATGCTAAGATCGAATCGATTCTTACTCTTACATATGGTGGTGGCCTGTTCAACATAGATTATTCTCTAATATCTTTTGTAAACGCCATGCATCAAAACAATCAAACTGAAATGGTTCTGCGAGACTCATTTAAAAATCCTGTCAAGATTGACAACATAAAGGATTTTTTAGATCAACTTATTGAAAGATATCAAGAAGTAACCAATGAATATTATGCAGAACATCAACAAAACACCAACACCAGATAACGGAATAGTTCTTATTGCCTATCAGAGTCGGCATATAGACTATGTTAAACTTGCTACTGTATGTGCCAAGTTGATAAAGAAACACATGATTAACAATCATATCACGCTAATGACTGATGAAAAGGTAGATGATCCTGTGTTTGACAATGTTGTATTTGCAGATCCAAATGGCCCAATATCTAACAGAGCATTGGTAGGATCATCACATAATGATATTTGGATAAATGGAAATCGTCCAGATGTGTATGAAGTGTCACCATACAAAAATACACTTTTATTGGATGTAGACTATTTTGTGTTTAATAATTCTCTTGATGCTTTATTTGGATCAATTGATACTTTTTGTTTCCATGACAAAGTGTATGATTGTGCAGATTCAAAATCATTAGAATCACTTAAAACATTTGGACATTACAAGATGCCTCACCATTGGGCCACTGTTTTATATTTTACAAAATGCAAAGACAGTGAAGCATTGTTCAAGGCAATGAAAATGATCAGAGACAATTGGAAATATTACAGAAAATTTTTTAGAATACATGAAAGCAGAACATATAGAAATGATTTTAGTTTGGGAATAGCATACGATATAGTAAAAGGATTTATGCGACACAAATCAAATTTTATTCCATGGCACTTGACAACACTACCTGTTGAGATTGAAGTAGCAGATGTAAATGAAACCGGCATACAATTTGTATCAGTATCTAATAAGCGTATGAAATGTTCTACACTGGGCAATAATGTTCATGTGTTACAAAAAGCAAACAATAAAAAATTAATGGAGCAACTAGAAAATTATGCCACAACGTGAACAACACAAAGAACAATGCGGATTTTTTACAATAGCACAAAACACTGAAGATTGTGATTATGTAAGACTAGCATATCTGTTGGCATTAAGCATTAAAGCAACACAGTCTGAAATTAGATCGTTTGCTGTGGCAGTTGATGATCCTGATGCGGTGCCAGAAAAGTACAGAAAAGTTTTTGATTATATTATTCCTATAGGCACAGATGACGCTAAAGGCGACAAATGGAAATTAAAAAATGAATGGAAAAGTTTTTACTTGACTCCATTTAAGGAAACAATAAAGATAGAAGCAGATATGCTGATGACACAAGATATAAAAGATTGGTGGCCACTTATGCGTCAACATGAATTATTATTCACTAATAGAATCACAGACTTTCGTGGCAACTTCAGCACAAAAAGATTTTACAGAAAAGTGTTTGACAATAACATGATGCAAGATGTGTACAACGGATTTATGTATTTTCGTTATACAAAATGGGTAAAAAAATATTTCGATGTGGTACGGTCATTGTTTAATGAATGGACATCTATAAATGATAATGTTCTTATTAAAACAAATGAACCAGTGCCTACAACGGATGTGGTAATGGGCGTGGCAGTAAAAATAATGAATGCAGAGTCCAAATGTATCAATCCTGGTATGTCCATTCCAAGTTTTGTGCATATGAAAGCCAAAATAAATGGTGGTTATAAAAATGATGATCACTGGCCTAACAAGTTAGGTTTCTTTTGGCAGTCACCAAAGCACATAAAAATCAACTCAGTAAGACAACATCTGCCAATACACTATCATGATAAAAGTGTAGCAACAGATGAATTAATATCAAAATATGAAAAGGAGATAGCATGAGTAATGATATAGAAGGTGATAATTTTTTTGCGGCTTTGAGTCAATTTCAAAATCAGCCAGAAAAAGTTATACAAAATAAAATATATTTCACAAAAGAAGGTGAAATAAAGAAAGTAAGTGCAGACCCAACTACCGATGATATGGGACTGGAATCTATAGACGTTGATTCAGATACTGCAACTGAACTTAAAATTAAAGGGACACTAAAACATTATGTGGTCGACGGTGAATTAAAAGTTCGTCCAGCAGAAGAAAAATTGTCCAGTTCTGATTTTATGTTAGGTAAAACTGAAGTTGAAGCAGATATAGGGACAATTACAGATGCAAATGATCCTACTATTGTACATGGCACAGGATCAGAAGTAGATGATAATCAATCAAAGTACAAATAATGTTGATTGATGTTGCTGACTTAGACGTCATATTCTTAAGTTATGACGAACCCAATGCAGATGAAAATTGGGCAGATTTAAAAAGTAAAGTTCCATGGGCAACCAGAGTGCATGGAATAGATGGATCGGATGCGGCTCATAGAGCGGCCGGAGAAGCCAGCAATACTGAACGTTTTATATTAGTAGATGGTGATAACAAAGTTAAAGAAAACTTTTTTAATCTACAATTAAATTTAACATCAGTTTCACGCAACGCAACATTACGTTGGCGTGGTCTTAACAATATCAATGGTCTAATGTATGGTAACGGTGGGTTGTCATGTTGGACCAAAGACTTTGTTGCAAATATGAATTCCCATGAAAATTCTGACCCAACTGACAAAGCAAGTTTAGTTGAGTTTTGTTATGGCGGTAATCATGGTGAATATCTTGCTCTCAACGGATGTTTTAGTACAACATACAACAATAAAACACCATATCAAGCATGGCGAGCCGGTTTCAGAGAAGGTGTCAAAATGTGTTTAGATCGAGGAGACAAATACAACATCGAAACATTACAAGAACAAGCAGTCGCAAGAAACCTAGATCATTTGATTGTATGGATGAATATTGGCGCAGATGTAGACAATGGTACATGGGCCATGTTAGGTGCAAGACAAGGATGTGAAATGACCATGTGTACTGATTGGGATTGGGTACAAGTACGTGATTTCAAATATTTAAAAAGTTTCTGGGAAGAAAATTTACAGCAACATGAAAATGATCAAGACTTTGCTCAACAAAAATGTATAGACATTGGTGAAAAGATAAAATATAAACTTCAATTGCCGATAATAGATATGCCTGCTGAACAAAGTAAGTTTTTTAAAGAGTTCTTTGTTAAAAAACAATCTAATGATGTTATGGAACTGGATAATGGTAGACAATAACGCAAAAGGTGATACGGTACACGAAACATCAGCAGGTTATGAGTCTGATTTTATGCGTTCTGCCCGTGAGGCACAAAAAAAGTTAGACAAAGTATCTCCCAGTATGTGTTTGGCAAAATGGAATCAAGTGTCATTGCATTTACCTACAGGACTAAACAATTCTTGCTATCATCCGCCCTTACACAAAATGGAAGTTGGGAACATTCATAACACGCAGTATAAAAAAGAACAACGCAAAAAGATGTTAGAAGGTGAACGTCCTAATGAATGTTCTTACTGTTGGAATATAGAAGATACAGGGCAACTGAGTGATAGACATTATAGATCAGGTGAACCATGGGCAATGATGGACTTTGATAAAATAATGGCTGATCCAATGGCAGATATAAATCCAAGATACGTTGAAGTTAATTTTAATCATGCTTGTAATTTCAAATGCAGTTATTGTTCTCCACAGTTTTCTACAACATGGGGGCAAGAGATAAATGAACATGGTGCTTATCCAACACAATCTCCTCATAATGCTCCGGAACATTTTGTTGGTGATCGTAAACCTATACCTAATAAAGATACGAATCCTTATGTAGATTCTTTTTGGGAATGGTGGCCTGATTTGTATAAGGACCTAAAACATTTTAGAATGACAGGCGGTGAACCGTTGATGGATAAAAATACATTTAGAGTGTTAGATTATGTAATTGAGAATCCCAAAGATGACTTACATTTAGCAATAACAAGTAATTTTAATCCACCGTCTTCACAAGTATGGGATCGTTACATTGATAAACTGCAAAAAATATGTGTCGAGGGAGGAATCGAACACTTCATGCAGTATGTTTCTGTAGACACATGGGGGCAACACGCAGAATATATTCGCAACGGACTAGATTTTGATGTTTTATGGACAAATGTACATAGGTTTTTAGAAAGAGTACCAGAAAGAACATCACTTACGTTTATAATAACCTATAATAATCTCAGTGTGCTAGGTATAAAAGAATTACTATGGAATATACTTGCTTTACGCAGACGTTACAGTAAAGATTATCAACGTATATGGTTCGATACTCCGATATTGCGTGAACCTGCATGGCAAAGTATAAAATTATTGCCAGAAGAATATCAAATGATACACCAAGAAGCCATTGATTTTATGCAGGACAATATAGAAACAAATGAAAATAGATTGCATGGATTTAAAGATTATGAAATACAACGTATGCAAAGGGATTTAGAGTGGTGGAAGACAGGATTAGAAGTAAAAGAAATGCGTAGACACAGATCAGATTTTGTTAAATTTTTTTCAGAACATGATCGTAGACGAGGAACAAACTTTTTGGATACATTTCCCCAGATGGCGGAATTTTGGCAGTTGTGTAAAAATGCGTGAAAAAGATTTAGATTATAAAGCAAGAGTCTTAGACACAAAGTCTGACTCGTTCTGTGGTGCCAAATGGTACAATGCCACTATATGGTTAGGGTCAGGTATGACAACATCATGTCATCACCCGTTGCCACACAAAATTGATGTAGAAGCAGTTAAGAAAAATCCTAAAGCATTACATAACACACCTGAAAAGAAACAACAACGTAAACAAATGAAGTGTGGCGACAGACCTAAAGGTTGTGAATACTGTTGGAAGATAGAAGACATGGGGCCTAAGCACGTTTCAGACAGAATATATAAATCTAAAATATACAGCGATGAAGATTTACAAACAGCATATGATACTCCAGAAGATCAAGATGTAGATTTACAAACACTTGAAATATCATTTGATAGAACTTGCAATTTTGCTTGTTCTTATTGCAATCCTGCATTTTCTACAACCTGGGTGAAGGATATAAAAAATAATGGCAGATATGAAAGTTTAGAATCAGACGGAAGAAATCACTTTACACACATACACGAAGAATCACAACTGTATGGGTACCAGGAAGAAAATCCTTACATAGAAGCATTTTGGAAATGGTGGGAGTCAGACTTACATAAAACTTTACAAGAACTAAGAGTCACAGGCGGAGAACCATTAATGAGTGCTGATATGTGGAAACTGTTTGACTGGTTTAAAGATAATCATGGAAAAAGCGATATGAGACTTGCAATTAATTCAAACTTGGGAGGTAAAGACTCTCTCATAGATAAACTAATTGCTAAATCACAACACGTTGAACATTTTCATTTGTACACATCTTGTGAAGCAATTTTTGACCAAGCAGAATACATTAGAGATGGATTAGTATGGAGCACATGGACAAAAAATGTAGAAAGAATTTGTTCAGAAGGTAACTTAGAGGGATTTCATATGATGTGTACTGTAAATGCATTATGTTTATTCAGTCTTACAGATTTTCTTGACTATTGTGTTGAACTAAAAACCAAATATGGTAAGGATTTTCCAACATTTACGTTAAATATTTTGAGATTCCCAAGTTTTCAATCACCACTTGTATTGCCAACTAAAGCAAAAATAAAACAAAGGCAAATATTACAAGATTGGTTAGAAAGAAACATGGATAATAAATTGTTGCACGAGATGGAAATAAATCAGGTGAAAAGATTAATAGAATATTTACAAAGTGTTGAGACTCCGCATTCAGAAGCATTTGAAATGCCAAAGTTATTAAACGATTTTAAACATTTTTATATGCAATATGACATAAGAAGGAACAAAAATTTTGATACAACTTTCCCTAAATTAGCAGAATGGTATAATAGTATATGACAGACAACAAAATAAACAAGGAAGACATAGAATCATATTATAAAACCTATGACTATAACAGTCGCAGACCTGTGTTTATAGAACTAGAAATGTTAGACTCAAAACAGGAGGAATTGTTAATGCGTAGTGATACTTTCTGTATATATCCATGGACACATATTCACGCATGGCCAGATGGTTATGTGTATCCATGTTGTGGTACTGACATTAATCCTTTAGGAACATTAAAAGAAAATACACTAGAAGAACTATGGAACAGTGAAAAACAAAAACAATTACGACTAGATATGCTAAACGGAACAAAAAATGAAATATGCAGACGCTGTCATGAGCAAGAAGAATCAGGATTCTTTAGTATGCGTAATAGTGCTAACAAACATCTTGGACATCACATAGAAAGGGTCAGTAAAACACAACCAGACGGTTCGTATGACGATTTCAATATTGTTTACTGGGATGTTAGATTTAGTAATTTATGTAATTTTAGATGCAGGTCATGTGGACCAAACTTCAGTTCAAATTGGTTTGATGACGCTGTTAAAATAAATGGAGGTAAACCAATAGGACAGAAGAAAGTAATATATGCAGGAAAAGATAAAGAAGATGTTTGGGAACAAATGAAACCACATATACCTTACTTAGAACAAGTTTATTTTGCCGGCGGTGAGCCAATGATAATGGAAGAACATTATCGAGTACTGAAAGAATTAGTACGATTAGAAAAATTCGATGTGAAGTTAATTTATAACACAAACTTTTCAATGATGAAATACAAAGACCTTGACGTGTTAGAGTTTTGGAAACTGTTTGATTCTGTGTCTGTAGGAGCATCACTAGATGCCGCAGGCCCAAGAGCAGAACTAATTCGTAAAGGCACAGACTGGGATCAAGCCTGTCGCAACAGAGAACGTATGTTAAAAATATGTCCTGATGTAGATTTTTATGTATCACCAACATTGAGTTTAATGAATTCACTTCATGTTCCCGATTTCCATCGTGAATGGATCGATCGGGGGTTTTTGAGACATCTAGACCTTAATATTAATATCTTGCAGGGTCCAAACTATTATCGTATAGATGCTCTTACTCCCGATTTAAAACAACAAGTCAAAGAAAAATACTTAGAACACATTGACTATATAGAACCACACGATCCATTGACACGAGCCACTAATGGTTTTAAATCTGCGATACAATTTATGGAGGCAAATGATAACACTCCATTGTTGCCTGAATTCAACAGGGTAATGACTAGACTAGATGGTATAAGAGATGAAAGTTTTTATAATGTTTTTCCAGAATTAAAAGAGTTGGAGCAGTATGTCAGATAGAAAACTTTGTCCTCTTCCATGGGTAAGTGTTGAAACATCGCCATTTGGTGAACTGCGTCCTTGCTGTTTATATGATGACTACATCAAAAAAGATGATGGCACAAACTATAATATTGCTAAAGGTGACAGCATTTCAGATGCGTTCAACAGCACATCAATGACAGAATTACGGCAAGAGTTTTTAGATGGAGGACAACCGGACGGATGCAGGAGATGTTGGTCTGAGGAAGATGCTGGTATTATTAGCAAAAGATTAAGAAGTGTTGAACAGTATGAAAAACAAAATATAAACTTTTATACAAATGAAGCAGACAAAGTTCGATTCTTAGACTTAAAACTAGGAAATATTTGTAATTTAAAATGTAGAATATGTGGAAGTTGGTCTAGTTCTAAATGGGCGGCCGAGGAAATATCATACTTAAAGGCAGATAAGAATTTTGAAAGGACACAAGTTTTACAAGATCAATACAATTATAAAAGGAAACTTTTAAAAGATGGTGCATGGCCAAGAGAAGTTAGTGCTGTGTGGACTGAACTAGATTCAATAATGGAAAATATTGATTTAATGGAGTTTACAGGCGGCGAACCTATGATGATTCAAGAACAATTTGATCTCTTGAAAAGTGCTGTAAAAAATGGACATTCAAAAAATATCAAAGTGCATTACAACACAAATGGAACTCATTATGTGCAGGACGCCATAGATAATATATGGCCAAATTTTAAGACTGTTGAACTAGCATTTAGTATAGATGATGTTGGACAAAAATTTGAATATCAGCGATACGGGGCTAATTGGAACGAAGTAAACCAAAATATAACAAATTATCACAAACTTGCAAGTGAATCATGGTTTGCTTCACAAGTGTGTATGACGTTCAGTGCTTTTAATATATTAAGTGTAGGTAACTTGCTTGAATGGGTAGACACACAGCCTTTTGGTCATGTGTATTTTAATTTAATGCATGATCCAAAACATTTTAACATGAAAGTTTTGCCAGATGTAGCAAAAGAAAAAATAGCAACAAAGATAATGCAACAATCTATAAACACAAAATACTATGAAAATGTGAAAAATCTTTGTAACTTTTTATTACAAAAAGATCAAGAAATAGAGGACAACAAAGAAAAGTATTGGGCAGATTTCAAAAGACACCTTGCACAAACTGATAAATTTAGGAATCAAAATTTTGCAGATACTTTTCCTGAACTATATGTGTTGATAGAAGAATGGCTGTAAAAAAGAATCCCAATGAATATTTGTGTATGGCTCCTTGGACGCACACCTATCTTTCTCCGCAGACAGAAAGAAGAATGTGTTGTACAAGTGTAGAACCAGCACAAAATTTTAAACAATACATAGACGCCGAAGAAGGAAACAACAAATACGAACCTTTGACTTTAGAACAACATTGGAATTCAGACCATATGAAGTCAGTCCGTAGACGTATGATGGCTGGTGAAGAATTGCCAGAATGTAAAGTATGTAACAAGCAACTTTTAAATGCAGACGTGTACAGAAGTTGGTTCAACACAATGTATAAAAAATATGAGGACGACATTTGGACTAAAACAAATGAAGATGGCGAAACGTCGATGAAACCTATTAGTTATGATTATAGATTTTCAAATCTATGTAATTTTAAATGTAGAATGTGTGGTCCAATGTTATCTAGTAGTGCTGAAGCAGAAGCAAGACTAATGAAATCCTGGCACATTAAAGGGGACCCATGGATGATGCCACCACTGAAAAAAATAATTACAGAGTTTCAGGATACACAAATCGAAAAAGAATTTGCAGAAGCAATCGAAGATAAACGTATGGAGGAAATATACTGGGTGGGTGGCGAACCACTTATGTATGAACAACATTGGAAATATCTCCAACGTATAATAGAATTAGATTATCCTGAACAAGTCATGCTGAGATACAACACAAACTTATCCAGAGTAAATTATAAAAAACAAAATTTATGGGAATTACTCTCACATTTTCCTAAATGGAATATAATGGCAAGTCTTGATGCTACTGGTAAAATAGGTGAATACATCCGGACCGGTCTACAATATGATAAGTTTATAGAACATTTAGAACAAGGACTAAAAACAGCAACAGGACAGCATCAACGAATTGATTTAGATTTAACTATTACCACACCTGGTTTACTAGACCTAAAAAATATGTTTGATTTGAGTGTAAAATACAGAACTATTTTATATACAAAAGTTGTATTTACATTTTCAAATGATTTGATATTAAGTCCTATATCTGTCCCTAAGGAAATATTACACGAAATAATAGATGATGTGCTAGAGTATGCAAAACCAAAAGCAACATGGAGGCAAGAAAATTTTATTAACACACTTGAAGCAATAAAGACAAGACCAACTACACAAGAAGAATACCATAACAGTTACAGTCAGGGATGGAAAGAAGGCAAAGCAAGGATCAAAAAACTTGAAAACTTCCGCAAAGACAGTTATACTTTAGATAATATATTGGAACAACACAAAGGACTTACAGCATGGTACCAATCAATATAGTATCATTTGGAGACAGTTTTACATTTGGTAATGAATTGCCCGGAGACAATCCTGGCCCAAGCACAATGACATGGGCGGGCAAACTGGCATACAAATTTGATCGCTACTATGAATGCAGAGCAGAAGGTGGCAATTCTAATTCTGCTATTGCACGTTCTGTGATAGATTGGTTAGCACACAAACAAAAGGATCAAGAATGTATGGCAATGATTATGTGGTCTTTTCCTGGTAGATATGAGTATTTGTTCAATCATGACAAGCAATGGCACAATGTTACGCCATGGGAAGCAGATCCTGATATTGATGTATTAAAGAAACAATATAAAAATTTTAGTGAAGAAACATACAAAGAAAATAAAGAAAAACTGGAAAAAATTAAAGGAACACCCATACAGTTTCATGCAAAGTCACATTTTGAACACATTGATAGTCATGAATATGCATCTTATATGTCTATGAAAGACATACTACTAGTGCAGAATACATTGAAAGCATATGATGTTCCTTATATGTTCTGCTTTGCACATAACAGTATATTCAACTTAGAACCAAGCAACACACTATTATATTCGTTGCTTGATCAAAGTAAATGGTTTCAATTTGAAGACAATCTTGGATTTATGCAGTGGGCAGAAAAAGAAAATTACGAATTTGGTTCAACACATCCATTAGAAGATGCACATGAAGGCGCGGCAAATCTTATGGAACAATGGATCGATGATAATTACTAGTATGATTAACACAATCAAACAGTGGTGGAAAAACGTAATGTTCAAGCGGAAGGCCCGCAAAGAATTTAAGAAAAAAATGAAAGAACTTAAAAAACGTGACCCATTCATCTATCACTGATTATCATGCAAGTCTATTAGACCTACCAATAGAAAAGGGCGTAATTAAAACAGATATCGACGGCTGGTTGCAACCAACAGAAGCACACTTTCTATATAAATGTGCTTATGAATCAGCAAATATATTAGAACTAGGTCCGTATCATGGATTGTCTACAACCATAATAGCACAGGCAAAAATTGATTCTGGTAACATCGGTACAATTACAACTGTTGATGTATTTTCTAAAAATATTGAAAAAACAAAACACAATGTAGAAAAAATTGCACCTGATGTAAAAATAAGTTATAATATAGATGACGCAATAAATTTTGTAGTCAAACAAAATGAACTACCTATGCCGGTATTTTATGATATGATTTTTATAGATGCTAATCACACGTATGAATGGATGAAACTTCTTACACAAAAAGTAAAACCATTGTCTGATGGTATTATGCTATTTCATGATTACTATCATCGATCAACCGGAGTTAAACAAGCAGTGGCAGAAGTGTTAGGAGAAGCAGATAAAAAAATTGGTTCTATAGGAGTGTACGAGTGAAGATACTGGGACTTAGTGCTTTGTTTCATGATGCCAGTGCCGCATTTATAGAAGATGAAAAAATTATTTGGGCCGGTCATGCAGAAAGATATAACGGGAAAAAATTAACAAAACATCTTAACAGTGATCTTATAGATGAAGGGTTACGCAGAGGCGGAAGGCCAGACGTAATTGCTTGGTATGAAAATCCATGGAAGAAGAAAGTACGTCAACTATATGCAGGAGAGTATAAAGAAGCATTTTCATATAGCAATTTACCAAGCCATTATTTAAAATGTTTTCCACAACTAAAAGGCATTCCTATAAAATATTGTGACCATCATTACAGTCATGCCTGTGCTGGATATTTTACATCTACGTTTAATGAATCTGCTATTGTTGTTATAGATGCAATAGGTGAATGGGATACTGCAACAATATGGCACGCAAAAGGAAACAAAATTAAAAAAGTAAAAAGTTATAGATATCCAAATTCCTTAGGACTATTATATACTGCCTTCACAGTTAGAGCAGGACTGCGTCCCGTGGATGAAGAATATATTCTAATGGGTATGGCAGGTTGGGGTGAACCAAAATATGCAGGTGATATAATGCGTGATTTTATACATTTAGATTTTGGTGATTACAAAGACAGCGACGTGTTTTTGCTGAAACAAAATGTACATCGTGGTATAGGCGAATGGTTTCCGAAAGCAGATTTGATGGACCTCGCGGCCAGTATTCAAAAAGTTACAGAACAAACAATAGCAATGATAATGCAACAAGCAAGTCAACTAGTTGACAGTCCTAATTTATGTTATCAAGGCGGAGTAAGTTTGAATTGTGTAGCAAATCATATACCTACAAAATGGTTTGATAACGTATGGATTATGCCTAATCCAGGAGATAGCGGTAATGCATTAGGTGCCGCCCTAGCACAAAGAAATGATTATGTTGTATGGAAAACTCCTTACTTAGGAACAAATATTCCAGGTCTGTATCCAGTCGACAAAGCATTAGACTTATTGCTAAAAGGTGAAATATTTGGTATTGCAAGTGGCCAAGCAGAGTATGGCCCAAGAGCATTGGGTAACAGATCGTTGGTGGCTGATCCACGTGGTTCGGAAATAAAGGACCGTGTAAATGAAATAAAACGTAGGCAAAAGTTTAGACCATTTGCGCCAGTAATACTAGAAGAATATGTACATGATTATTTTGATATTCCTGCAAAAACCAGTCCTTATATGCAATTTACAGGTGTCTGTAAGTACCCGGATAAGTTTCCTGCAATCACGCATATAGACGGCACTAGTCGCGTTCAAACGGTGTCTAAAACGCAAAATAAGGGCCTTTACAGCCTGATAAAAGCCTTTATGGATCAAACGGGTTGCCCAATGATTTTGAATACATCTTTGAACATAAGAGGCAAACCTATGGTCAATACAAGGGAAGATGCTGATGCTTTTGAAAAGGAGTACGGTATTACCGTAGTTTCATAATGCATGACATTTTTATATGGGATAAACCTACGTGTGAACAGGAAATAAACAAAATAAAAAACCAGTTTCCGTTTGCTAACACAGTAGAAGGCAACTGGATAGAAGCATTTAAAACATCTGCACAAGAAAGTAAAACAAGATATTTTTGGTTACTAGACCCAGCAAATAACCACAGTGATTTCGACTTTAGATGGGAACCAGTGCCATGGGAGAGTACACACACTCATACATTTGCTAATCAATACCAACGCCTGAGTGGCACAGTATTAGGCAATCGCAAACAAATTTTAGATTGTATTGACATAATATCCGACGTGGGTACTATTCCTAATCTACATTTTCACGATCAAACAATTATTAGAGTTGAATCACATGATTGTTTTGATATAATAGATGGCGATTATATCACTGCAATTAAAATAGGTGCAAGGAAAAGCACAACTGATTTTTATTGGATATTGGATCCGGGTAACAACCATGATAACTTAGACATGAATTGGGTGCCTGACAAATTTGAAGAGAAACATACTTGGGCATTCAGTAATGAATACCAAACTATAAGTGGCACAATGTTGTTGAATAAAAAAAATATTATGGACACACAAATTATGAGTTTTGAAGACATTCCGAACTTGCATACCCATTCTAACAAATTAAAAAGTAATGAACAAAAGAAACAGGTATTCTTCTATGATCATACAACAGACTTTATAGATTTTGTAAAAGAAGCGGCACAACATTCTGACTCAACTTTATTTTGGATTTTGGATTTTAATAACGATCATAGTAATTTTGATATGGAGTGGCGCCCAGAACTTTGGGAAAGCAAGGATACACATATATTTTCAAATCAGTATCAAAAATTTTCATACACAATGTTGGTTAATAAAAACTCAATTTTAAAAAATATTACAAATATAACAAGCATTGACAATTTGCCAAATGCACATTATAGAGATGATATTGTTTTACAAAAAAATGTATATCATGATAAATTTATCATTGCTGATAACAGTACAACTGGTCAGGATGAAATAAAGAAACTGCAAACATTGTATCCTAATGTAAAAATCTTAGATGGAAGTTTGGTTGATGTTATTAATCAAGGAGCACAGTTGTCAACCACAAGACAATTTTGGATTATTGACCCCTGTAATAATCATGACAACTTTGATTTCGGTTGGGTTCCAGAAGCATGGAATGACAAAGACAGTTGGAGTTTTGGAAATGAATATCAGGTTGTGACAGGCACAATGTTACTAAACAAAGAACAAATACAAACAAAGATTGTTGAAACATTTAATGACATTCCATTTTTAAATTATCATACAAAGATAAAGTTACAAAAAACAAAAGGACAATATGATGTTTTTGTGATGGAAGATTATAAGAATGCAGAAGAATTGGAAAAAATTATTAAACAATTTCCTAATGCAAATTTAATCCCTGAAAATAATTATGAGTCTGCATATTATAAAGCACAGGCATTATCTAGCACAAAACATTTTTGGTTATTGGATCCAGCAAACAGTCATAACAATTTAGATTTTGATTGGATGCCAGCACCATGGGAACAAAATACTGTACACGCATTTGGGAACCAGTATCAGAATTTCAGTGCTACTGTATTAGGTCACAAAGATGTAGAAGCAACCAATCTTAAGTTTCATAAGGAGATGAAACTAACAATAGGACAAGGACAGAAGGATATTTTTTATTACACTTCTGATCAAGACTTTATAACAAGATTAAAAGAATGTGCTGAACAGGCAACCAGTAGACACTTTTGGTTGTTAGATAAATCTACAGACAATGATAAGTTAGACTTGGACTGGGCACCTGCTCCGTGGGAACTGGATCATACTCATGCTTTTGGCAATCAATATCAAAAGTTTTCACACACAGTTTTTGCACATACAGACACAATAAAAAATAATTTAGATATAATAAAGGACTTTAATACAATCCCTAATGTACATTTCCACGATGACGTCACACTTACAAAAACTGTACAAAGTTATGATATTTTTGTGTA